GAAACCACAGACAAAACACTTTCGACCGGCAGCACTAACGCTGCCGACGATGGCGCGACAACCGCGCCGACATCACAGCAGACACCACACAACATGACTGATTCCAACACCGTGGTGGCGGCCGCTCCTAGTGCGCCGACCGCCCTCGACATCGACGCCATCGTCGCCAAGGCCGTGGCCGCTGCCATCAGCGCCAAGACCATCACCGCCGCCCCCGCACCGGAGCCCGTCGCCCCGGTTCGCATCGAAAACCTCGGCAATGCGCTGCTCGAGAAGCACAAGGGCTTTCAGGCCGGCAATGACCGCCGCAAGTTCTTGGTGGCCAACCACTCCGAGCTGTTGCGCCAGAGCGCCATCCACGCCCCCCAGAACGCCAACACGTTCGCCTCCGGCCTGGTTGTCGATTATCTCGCCGACGCAGTGATCACCGTGGCCGCCACTCGTTTGGCCCTGGTCTCCGCTTTCAGCCGCAACGTCGGCCTGGACAACCTCCGCCCTCGCGCGTCCGTGCAGGTCAAGAAGTACACCACCGGCACCGCTGCCCAGACCAACCCGACGTCCTGGGAAACCAACAACGATTCGACGCTGGCCGCCACCGCGGTCACCGTGAACCAGATCTCGAAGAACTTCACGGTAACCCAGCAGGAGCTTAACCAGGGCTTCATGTTGTCCGACCTGGCTGCCGGTTCTGCCGACCTGTTTGCCTACGGCATCAGCGACGTGCTGACCGCCCTGATGGTCTCGGGCAACTACGGCGCCGCGACTGTTATCGGCACCGCGGCCAACTTCGACACCTCCGATCTGCCTGCGATCCTGGCTCTGGCCAAAAACTACCGCAGCAAGAACCTCATCCTGGACGGTGGCCACATCGCTCGCCTGCAGTTCTCTGCCGCGAGCAACACCTTCCCTGACAGCCGCCTGGAGCTGCTGGCGAACGGCCGGTTCGGCTTCGACGTGGTCGCCGAGAACAACCGCTGGACCTCTGCCGAGACTAACACCGCTGGCTTCGTCTGCGGCCCTGATGCCATCGCCATCGCCTCCGGCCTCCCGGTCGGCATGATCGCCGGTGAGTTCCTCGAGCAACGCGCCGTCACCACCGCCAACGGCCTGAGCTGCCTGCTCTCCGTCTGGTACAGCCGCGCTTCCCGCGCTCACATGGCGTCTTACGACATCATGTTCGGCGCCGCGGCCGCGGACACGACCCAGGCCGAAGTTCTGGTCACCGCTTAAGGTTACCTATGAGAATCGCCACAACCATCTCGGTGGACCGAAACGACAAGGCTAAGATTGTCGCCGGCCCCGAAGTCGATGCGTCACTCCAGCGCACCGCCTTCAACACCGCGACTATTCCCGAGGGAGGCAAACTGATCCTGTGGATACAGGGCAGTCTGGCACCGAAGATCCGAAAAGGTTAAACAACCAAAACTGGGAGGGTCACTGGACACGCTGGTGACTCTCCCTTTAACCCAAACACAATTTTATGGCCGTTCAAGCAGACATCTCTACAGAGTACAGCATGGGCCGAGAAGGCTTCGCGCTGGTCACTAGCACCGCCGCTCAGACCGGCAACTGGGCTGGCTTGATTCCAACCGAGCCGACGGTGTTCACTTCCATTACGGGATTTGGAATATCCGGCACTTGGACCTCCAAGACCATTCCTGCTGGCTTCCCGCTGGTGGGCAACATCACTGGCTTTCAAATCTCATCCGGTAGCGTTGTGGCTTTTCTCGCTCGCAGCTAATGATCTCTATTGGAACATCAATCAACAGGACGAGATCCTATAATGGGATCATGCCTGAGCCTCCGATTATGCGGAGGGATGTTCTACAAGAGGATGAGACATTCCTTTTGCAAGAAGATGGAACCAGCAAGCTCGTTATTTCGTACGGCACATTTGACAGCATAGTGCTGGAAGATGGCTCCACATTTTTAACACAAGAAGACTTGGGCAAACTAATCTTAACAGTTTACTAATATGGCAGACGCTAAAATCTCAGCACTAGACAACCTAACGGCAGCCGATGCAATAAATGACATGATCCCGATTGTGGACGTGTCGGCTACTCCACCAGCCTCGGGGAATACCAAACGCATCAGCATCAACAATCTGCTCTCATCCTCTCCAACCGCGAGTGGAGCATTGACTGTCACCGGACTCGTTACCGCTGGCTCCGCCACCATCACCGGCGATCTGACGGTGGACACCTCGACGCTGAAGGTTGATTCGACGAACAATCGGGTGGGTATTGGGACGGCGAGTCCGACTGCTGGAATCAAACTTGATATCGTCAGCACAACAAGTGACAACTTTGTTCGTTTTACCGATAGTGTAAACGCTACAGGATATCTTGGAGTTCAGGCTTCAAATAGCACTGTTTATCTCCATGGAAACAATAACAGGGTAAGCCTCAGTTGCTCCACGTCGAACACGACTCCGACTGAGCAATTAAGAATCACAGCCCCCGGTGCTTTCGAGTTCCTCGACGGCGCAGGCGGCACTCGAATGACCCTCAACTCTACGGGGTTGGGTATTGGTGCGAGTCCTTCGTATAAACTTCACGTTGCTGCAAGTGCTGTTGTCGCAACGCTGAACTCTACGCTGGCTGCTATTGGGTCTATCTCAACGCTGCTCTATCGGAATGTCGATGGTAATAGCAACACTTATTCCGTAGCTTCTATTGCTTGTGAAACCGCTGCAAATGGTGGTTATGGCAACTTAATTTTCTCAACCGGATTCAATGGTTCACTGGTTGAACGGATGCGTATTGATCTGAGTGGAAATTTAATTCTGCAATCGTCCGCTACTCCCGCAACTCTTGGAACAAATGGTATGCTAACAGTCAACGCCACCAGCAACACCAACCTCCGCTTCAGCTATCGCGGCTCTGATGGTACAACCCGTGTCGCCAACATCACTCTCGCCTAATCCTATGCCTACCATCCTCTGGATCATCGAACGCCTTCTCGTTAAGCCTACCGAAGGCTCCCTCACCGATGTCGTCATCACCGCCGATTGGCGTTGCAACGGCACTCAGGATCAATACAGCGGCACCTGCTACGGCTCCTGCTCGTTCCAACCGCCGAGTGGTGAGTTCACGCCTTACGAAGACCTGACGCAGGAACAGGTGCTTGGTTGGTGCTACAGCAATGGAGTCGATAAGACCGCTATCGAAGCCAACGTGACTCTCCAGATCGAGAATCAGATCGACCCGCCCGTGGTGACGCTGCCGTTGCCGTGGGTTCCGGTGCCGCCTCCGGTTAAGATTGCCGAGCCTGTGGTTATCGCTGATTCTCCCGTCGTATGATCAAGATCGAACTCACCCAGGAGCAGGCCAACAGCCTCCTCCAACTCATCGACATTGCCATCAAGGCCGGTGGCTATCAGAACGCTAAGGTTGGCGTTCCTCTGGCAGACTTAATCCTCGCAGCCGCTCAACCCAAGCCTGAGTAATGGAACCAACGAACAGCAGCACCAGCCCTGGACTCAGCCTAGCAGCAGCGGCAGGTGCCACCGCTGCATCATTCCTGCCAATCCTAACCGATTGGGTGCGACTGGTGACCGCTGTGGTTGGTCTCTTGTGCGCGTTATACGGAGCCTATAAGCTGTTCAAATCCAAATGAAAAACACGAAAACAACTCTCGCCGGTGTTGGTGCAATCCTCGTCGCTGTTGGTGGAGCTCTCAAGGCCCTGTTCGACGGTGACCCGACAACCAACCTCGACCTGACTACCACTATTGCCGCGGTCACTGCTGGCATTGGCTTGATCTGGGCCAAGGATGCCGACAAGACCGCTGCCATAGACCCCAAGGCGTGAACTGGGTCTACCAGATCCTCAAGGCTCTGTTGGATTGGTTCCGCGAAACACCACCTACCGATGTGCAACATGGCAAAGCTCCCGAGGCCCTCAAAAGCGATCTGGATGGCCGCATTGCTGAGCTGCCTGGGCTGCCAGGTGACCCGGGTGGTCCTGGTTCCAAGCGGTGATCCAGTGATGCTGGCCAAGCCGGTGAAGGCCAGCGTCTATGCTTTCGATGCCGACAAGAAGCTGGTCGGGCCATCCCGGGTAACCCTCCCGGCCGGCTGGTACGTCCTACCCAAGAAATAAAACTATGGCCCAGCAAACGATCAACATCGGCACCATCAGCAACGACAACACCGGGGACACCCTCCGCGGCGCCGGCGAGAAGATTAACGACAACTTCGACGAGCTGTATGCCGCCTTGCCGTTGGTTACACCGACGACCTGGGTGCCGACCCTCATCGACTCCGGCGGTGGCCGCACCTTCGCCATCACCACCAACACCGCCCGGCACACCAGCATCGGATTTGTGACCACCTTTACCGCGGACATCACCGTCAACTCGGTGAGCGGATCCGCCACGGGCAACCTCCGACTGTCGCTGCCTGATGCTGTGACCTACGAGGCCGCCGCGGCGGTGTGGCTGACTAACGGAACCAACCAGGCCAAGACCGCCATCATCGCTCGCCTAATCGCCGGCACCAGCTACCTCGAGCTGTCGCATTTCGAGACAGGATCTGCCACCAGTTTGGCCGCCAATCTCCAGGCCACCAGCCGCCTGATAGTCTCCGGCACCTACTTCACCACCTGATGACCACCATCGGATCCAGTCTCCAGCAGGGCATGGCAGTGCTCCAGCAAATGCTGGGGGCGCCGATGTTCATCTGGGAAGGGACGTCGATCCGGTGCATCCCGGCTGCCGTCAACGATGCCAACGTGCCCATCTCCGGTGGCTTTCAAGACAATGCGACCTCCCGGATCTTGGTCATGTTCAGCGACTGGAAGACCTGCGACAGCACCCTGGTCTCGATGGACTCGACGCTCTACACGCTCGACCAGGGCACGACCTTTTCCCGGCTACTCAAGGAGGACGGCCTGTTCATCCTCCAGGAGAACAGCGACCGCATCGCCCTAACCTTCTGCAAGCCGAAGCCGGTGGTCGGCAGGACTCTGGTCTACCAGGGACGCACCCTTCGCATTCTGTCCTGCCGTGTAGATGCCTCCGGCGCCTACTACAACCTCGAGCTGGGGGCCAAGACCAAGTGAGGCCTGTCGTCAACATGACGGTAGATTCGAGCAACTTCGATGCTGCCATGAAGCAGTATCTGTTGAGCACGTCCCGAGATCTGCACAAGGCCATCAACAGCCGGTTCTTCTACCTGATGGTCCGGCTGTTTGTCCTGGTGCCGCCCAAGAGCCCGGGCCAGGAGCGCCGAAGGATCGCCGACTACCTAGGGACTCCTGTCGGTGACATCAACCGCAAGTCTAAGAAGACGGGTAAGCGGATCGGTAAGTCCCGCATCCTTCGCCGGGTGCACCTCATCGCTCAGTCGAAGGAAGCCAAGGGCGGTCGCCGCGGCCTCTATGGCGAAGAGATGAAGGCAGCAGCCTCGGCCCTCATGCGGAAGGCCATCGGGTCGGTCGGCTACCTCCGATCCGGTGTGGTCAAGATGATCCGAGTCTACAACAAGGGATTCAGCCAGTTCCAAAGCCCAAAGTGGAAGCCGCTGTCGAAGCCTCCCGGCTACAAGGCGCCGAAGCAGACCAACGCCGCCCTGGTCTCACTTGCCAACCAGTACGGCCTCAACGAAGAGAACGTCGCCACGCACAAGGGCACCAAGGCCCGTGGATTTCAGGCTGTCCCAGGCTTCAACCCGACAGCCTCGGTGGTAATGACCGCGGGTATTTCTGACAGCCAATACAACCGCGTGGCCGGGATCTACAACACGGCCATGCAGAAGGCTTTCGACGACGAGACGGCCGAGATGGTCAACCACATGACCGAGGCCCTCCTGGCTAACGGTAAGGTTCTTGAAGACAACGGAATCTCAATCAAATGAACGCCGTCGCCCTAAGAGCTGAACTTGCAGTCGCTGACTACCTGGCAGCAGCCAACTGGTCGGCCTCCGGCGCCGGCACACCCACCTGCCTGACGTCCTACAGCCGCGGCCTCTACGACGATCCAGACGACCAGGATGTCATGCCCAACTTCCCGCGCCTGGTTGTCTCGACCAACTCGGCCAGGCCAATGCAGCGCACCGACTTAACCTGTGAGGTCGAGATCGCTGTCGAGCTTCAGCTATCGGCCGACGACACCGACGAGGCTGCTGTACTGACCACCGTCCAGGTGCTAGACAACCTAATCCTGCCGCTCTTTGACGACACTGGGGCCTCTGCCCTCGATGCCGCAGCAAACGACGCCAGCGGCCCATTTACGGCGCAATTTGCCGCCCCTCTGGACTTTGGTGGCTCATCAATCTCTAATCGGTCCAGGACGTTTAACCGGACCTTCACCCTCTACTGTTCCGCAACCATCTAACACAAAACACACATGGCATTCACACAAGGCAGTAAATATATCTTTGGATCACCGGCCGTCCTGGACCTCTACGACGCCGCGGGAGCACTTGTCGTCACCGGCTACGTCTCGCCCGACATGGAATCCTACGACATCAGCCATGAGGCCGACACCGATGAAGTCCGCAACAGCAAAGGTGAGGTTGTCGGCCACATCGGCTACAACAATCGCCTGACGCTCACCGTCAACTTCATCCCGGCCAATACCACCAGCAAGGCCAACGCTTTGCTGTCTGCCGCGCTGCCTGACGTGAATGGCACCTGCATCATCTCTGGCGCTCCTGTGATCGAGGTGGGTGGTTACGCTGACGCTATTAATGCTCTGACCGGCAATCGCTGGATCTATGCTGGCGGTGGTTCCATCAAGACGACTCAGACCGGCAAGGCCACCGGAACAATCACGCTGAAGCGTTATCCTGGAATTACCGTCACCGGCGCCGCTACCGATCTCAACGCGTGAGCCAACTGGCCGCCATCCTGACCGCTACGTCGAAGCCTTGTCCGATTGTGATGGGGCTCCGACTGGTGCCGTATTCGGTGGGACATTCCCTGGTGCTCCATCGCATCGGTTCCCCCCTGGTTGTCGGTGGTCATGTAGGCCGCGCGGACTTGATGACCGCGGTGCTGGTATGCTCCCAGCCGATCAAGGAATCGATGGCTTCCATCTATTCACCATTCCGCAACCTGGCGCTCAAGGTTTGGACCTGGAAGGTGAAGCGCCTGTCGTTCGAGGCCGAGCTGGACAAGTGGAACGAGTGGATGGCCGATCAGTCGACCGCCCCAGAGATCCTGAGCAAGCCAGGTATATCGAAGCAGCTCGCAATGCCGTGGCCTGAGCGGATGCTGGCGTGCTGCTTGGAGATCGGGCTTCAGGAGGACACTGTCCTGGCCATGCCTATCGGTGACGCCGAGCGCCTTGTCCTGGCCAGAGCCGAGAGCCACGGGGACATAGAGCTGTGGAGCCCGAAGGACGAGGCCATGTGGCGGTGGATGAAACAGCAGGAACCAATCAAGAACTGACGCCATGGCTATCTTTTCGCTAATTGCAAAACTCGGACTTGATGGCACTAACTTCGAGAGTGGGCTCAAACGATCCCAGTCGATGGCTAAGGGCGTCGGCAAGGAAGTCACCGGGACGTTGGCTGCCATGTTTGCAGTCGACAAAATAGCTCAATTCGGGCTGTCAATTATTGATGCTGCCGGTCAGATAAACGACCTCTCGACTCGCCTGGGAGTTTCGGCTGAGTTCCTGCAAGAAATGCAGTTTGCCGCAAAGCAGAGCGGAGCCAGTATTGAAGACGTGGCGGGTGCAGTCGAAAAGCTGTCTGTTGCTCGGATGAAGGCGCTGAGTGGAGATCAGAAAACCATTGAGAACTTTCAGAAGATGGGTGTTTCAATGGACTCTATTAGAAGACTTGGATCAGAGGATCTATTCAAGGCGCTAGGAGAACCGTTTGCTGCTGGAATAGACCCTCAAAAACTCATCGCTCCATTCAAAGAACTAGCAGGCAGAGGAGCCGGGGCGCTGATTCCAGCTATGGTTCAAGGTCTTACAGAATCAGCACAGCAAGCCCGTGACCTCGGTATCGTGATTGATACCGAAGTCATTGATGCTCTAGACGACGTTGCTGACCGCATGGACACGCTAAAAGCGGTTCTCATGTCGACCGGCGCTGCGCTTATCGCCTACCTGATCAACCCGCTTCTCAAGTACACTGAAGCCACTGTTGCCGGCATCCACGGTTTCCTTATGGCAACTAACACCCCAGAAGGCGGAAAGGATATGAAGAGCGAAGAGATGATGAATCACATGGGGAGGCAGTTTAACCAATCATTTCTATCTTCCTTAGAAGAACAGGAAGCGGCTCTAACCAAGAAAAGAGAAGACCGAGTCAAACGCTCCGCACTCAGAGGTCAATCGACTGAAGCCACATCAAATCTGTCACAAAAAGGCCTGATGATACAGCCAACTGATTCCCTAGCTCGAACTGGTGGATTCACATCATTCCAAGCCAACCTGGACAAGTACTTTGGTTCGGTGAGGAATCAGGCTCAAGACATATCCGACATCGCCGCAAACACCAAGAAAACAGCAGAAGCTGTTTCCGAATAACATGGCAACGATCCACCAAGCACCAGAGCTGTCCACCTTCCCTGGATTCATTGAGGTCAGCCGCCGCTTCGATCAATCCGGTTCCAACACTGGCCCGGTGTGGACTTTTGAATACCGCGGCACAAAAGATGCGATTAGAAATGCCACCAATTTCTGGTCAAGCGTAGGAGCAAAATACAGCGTCATCGAAGACGGTCCTTATTCATCGGCAAGTGTTATTTTCTCAGGCCCAAATTACTTCGATCCAAGTGATCCACTAGAAACGGCATACATTCCGGTGGCTGGTCAAGAGGCTCCAGACATTCGATACGAGTTCAGAACCGACTACGTCGACGTCTCGGTCTTTGCTCTTCCTGCTGTCGTTGAAGAAGCGGAAAAATCAGGAAACCCAGCAGGTTACAAACTCGCCATTGAAGAAGCGGTCAAATCTGGAAAGAGACTTACCGGAATCGTTGAGAACGGAGAACGTATCACATATTGGGACGATAAGCCGGTGGGAAGACGAATCTGGGAAAAGCTATCCCGCGGTGAAGATTCATTCCCGCTGGCTCGAATCAGCTTAAGCCGTGTTGCTACATTCTCAGGTGTTCTAGGCCTTCCTCAGGTTCCGATAGGAATACCTCCTGTCTACACGGCAGCCAGTTTCCCAATCACACTGGGGCTGCCTTTCAATGTTTCTAGAATGCTTCCAAATGTTCCAACAGACTTAAAAACAGGAAGGGTCATGGCACCCTCAGGTTCAGTATGGGGATGGAAACAAACAAACTACTCAAGCAGCCTTGTGGTGAAAACCAACATGGTTGAGCAGAACATCTCTTGGACTTTTGCAGCATACGACACCGACATTTACCCGATGGTCTAAACTCTAACACCTACACACTAACACTATGGCAGACGAAATCCAATTAACCGCCCGGTTGTACGCCTCCAAAAACGGCGCTTTCCTACCCTCGGTCACCTACACCAAGAGCACCACCATGGTCGGCACCGACATGGGCAGCCAGACTCAGGCCATCGGCACCGCATCTTCTGAGACCCTGGATGTGCCTGTCGACGTGACCAGCCCATACAAGGTGCTGATCTCCAACCTAGACTCGACCAACTACGTCGAGCTGTCGTTCAGCTCTGGCTTTATCGCAGGTGCCGGCACGATGCGACTTCCGGCCGGCGAGACCATGCTGATCCCGTACATCAACACGAACCTGTACCTGATTGCCAACACCGCCGCGGTGACCATCCAGGCCACCTTCTGCGAGATTTAACGCACCAACCCTATGGCAAACGAAGTCGAGATGTCCGCGCGGCTTTACGCCTCCAAGGGCGGCGCCACGATCAACTCGCTGTCTTACAGCGCGATAGCCAACATGACCGGCACCGACATGGGGCAGCAGACCCAGGTGGTCGGCACTAGCGACGAGGTGTTGGACCTCACCGCTGACCTGGGGACGCCCTACCGCCTCCTGGTGGTCAATCTGGACCTGGTCAACCCGGTCTCTATCGGGCCTTCCTCACCGTACTCGTTCCAGATCCCGGCCGGGCAGTTCGCCCTGCTTCCCTGGGTCGATGCGACGATGTACGTCAAAGCCTCCAACAGCTCCGTAAAGATCTTCGCCCAGTTCTGCGAGATCTAACCAGCCATGGCCATCCAACTGCCCTCCAAACTGGCCGAGACCGGCCTTAAGGCAGACCATGCCCGGGCCATTAACCAGCTCATCGAGGCCGTTCGACGGGTCCAGCTCGTCGCCGGGCCTGGCCAACGGGTCGAGCAGAACGCCAACGGCACGACTCTAAAGACCCCGGTGATGTCGACAACGGTGCAGACCTCCGAGGAGTCCTGGTTCTACTGACGACCCATGCCCTACGCCATCGACAGAAAGGACAAGATGTTCACGGCCTACAACCTGAACACCTTGTACAGCCGGTTCGACGCGAAATGCCATGCAGCCCTCAATGAGATGGGTCCGCTGTGGGCTCAATCAAGATTCCAGCCGTTTGATAGATGGACGGCGCCGTTCCCGTATGGCGTCTGGTACGTCTACCGGAACGATCCGCAGACGGCCATGCGCCTGAATGACGACGGAGGAGTGCCTAACCCGTCCATCCCTGGCATCGGATACTTCCGCAACGAGCACAGTCAACAGGCGGCCAAGATCGCCCTGTCGAAGCTCGAGAACAAGTACCTGGACACAGCCGGAGGCCAGGTGTACGTCGACCATCACAGCACCTCGGGAGATCCTTTTACAGCCGACATTGGCTCAATCCACTACAGCTTCGAGCTACTACGCCGCGAGGTGGCCGGCATCCAGTACGACGTGCACCTCGGCTGGGATCCCCAGGCCGGCTCAGGCCTGACGTCCTATGTCCGCGGCAGCCTCGGCCCATCCGACCCCACACTGCCTCCTGGTCGGATCCACAAGCACGGCCTGGCTGTCGCCGAGATCGCCATCGAGGGCCTCGAGGTCTTCCGCATCCTCAACACCTACCAGCGCTACGACTGCTGGCGTGTGCACAACTGCGGCAAGACCACCGTGCAGGTGTTGCTCCAGCTACCCGACGGCAACGCCGACAGGCAGTTTGTTGGTCCAGGGGGAGTTCGAGCCTTCCGACGCCGCAAGGACGGCACCTGGGCCACGCGCTGGCCTAACGGCGGCTTCTGTTACCATTTCTTCCCGTACTTCCCGGGGGACGTGCCGTATTTCGCCGAGGGACCGCCGAGCTGGCAGGGCGCCGCCACCCCGCCATTCCTCGCCCTCGAAAGATCGGCCCAGGCCAACAACGTCGCCAACCCTTTCATCATGTTCGACTGGCTGCACACGATGGGCGCCCAGATCGACCCGACGGTGCATCACGACATCCGGCAGGTTTACCCTCAGACCTACGCCGACCCAGGCGACCACAGGCAGCAGCTCGGCGACCTGGTGTTTACCTGGGGACGAGCCCGCGTGAGATATTTCTTCGACAGTTTGGCCGCCTATGTTTCCGATGAAAAGATCGTCAACTTCCCGGGTGTTGGGAGCCTGGTTCAACGGTTGGAAGGCCTCGGAATCACCGTGGTGCAGAATCCGACAAGCATCACGCTGACTAGCCGCCGAGGCCTGATACAGATCAGTCCAATCGACTGCAACATCTTCAGCGATCCACAGAATCCAGTGTGGGAGATCGGTGTGGTGCCGGTCACTATTTCGACGATTTATCCAAGCTCCACAAACCTCGCACCATTCTGGTCTGCCGGCAACGAGGCAACGATCTTCGACAAGGTGCTGGATGTGCGCCGCCGACTGGCTGTTGAGGCTGGATTCCTTGCCAACTACGACGACGTCCACGACATCACCGAGGACCGGGTCGGCCTGCTCAGACTGACGCCCCAAGGGCTGGCCTGTAGCGTAGGAAGTCCGATAGGCATCGACGGCAATCTGCTGATCGATTACGAGGAATACGCACTATCCACAATGCTTTACGTCAAGAGCCGCACTCCTGGCTATGGCGTCGGTGCATGGACAAACTTCTATTTCGACTCAAAAACCAAGACGGTTCTCATATCTCCATCAAAGGTAGGCAGCGTAACGGGTCAATGGGTTAATCTGTTCCCAACAACTATCTGGGAAAACGTTCCAACTTTGACGCCGATGTCTCAGGGATCGATCAACGCAGCCTTTATACCGCCAGGAGGGCCTTGGGGTTTCAGCTCAGGAAACTACGATAACGAGTTTATGCGAGCCACTTATGGGGATCCTCATTACCCATCAATCAATGGCTTTGAGGCTGATTTCTGGGTCAACAAATGGGGAGGGCCTAACGGTGTCGATGCCTCGGTGCGCATCCTAGGCAGTCCAAACAAAACACCCAAGTTTTCAGTGGGACCGGATGGGCTTTTGCAGACATCTGTCGATGACGTTTTTAAGGACAAGCTGGGATCCCGGTTTGCTTCGACCGTACCGCTTCAAACTCTGAATACAGGTATCAATTATCGAGACTCTCTTACGTCTATCAAATTTGACGAAGGCGACTACATATCCAGCACATTTGATGTCCCTTACCGTCCATTATTGGCTCTAAACGGCGGCCCAGGATCCGGTCCATTCATTCACAAGATTCCCAAAAGCGCCTGGCTGTGGAACCTGCTGCAATGGCGCCTGGACTCTTGGACTGAGTCGATCTGCCTCTGCACCCAGAACTTCGCCCCGGGCCTGCCTGGATTTTTTGGCACCGGGTACGAGCCCGACTTCGGTCTGGACGCCTGGTATCTCGACGCGGCTGGCTTCGATCTCCTGAGCGGCAACGGCGTGCAGTGCTTCCGCGGCGAGGACAGCTTCTCGACCGAGTATTTCTTCGTTCCGCCACAGAACTTGCAGACCTGGTGCCGGAAGTTTGGCTTCAGCTCGGGCAACTGGCAGACCGAAAACGGCCAGCCGACCGAGTTTCCAGCGGTGGTTGCGACTCGAGTGAAAGACTACCGAAGCTATTCCGAAAGAGAGACTCGGAAGGTCATCAGCTACTTCGACGCAACGGCCAACGCTCAGGAATACATGACCCTGAGTTTCGTCGACCTTCGGAGAATTTGACCTCTGTTTGACCCCTGCAAACATTGGGTTTTCTATCAAATCTACAGAAAAACAGTTTTCTCTGTAGACGGAAGGCTGGGCATCGCCCATCTTAATCACGTCGAAGGCAACAAAAACAGCAAACCAAAGCAAAACATGAGCAAAACCCACCACCCTATCGCCTGCTCCAAGTTCTCCACTTCAACCCTTCGCCGTCTGGCTAAGAAGAATCTTTTCTTGGTCAGCGCGACATGGATCACAGGTACAGATGGCAGCTACGCCAACGGAGAGACCGCCTTCCTTGTTAGCGACGGACGGATGCTAACTTTGCTCCAAGTTCTCAAGGCAGCAAACTGACACCTTTCAGGGCCGGTGGCGCCCATTAAGCCACCCATCCGACCTGTGAGGAATACAGGGAACCAGGGGCGCGACTGGCCAACGCGCACACTCTCCAAACCATGACCACTATCTCCAACCTCATCACCGCTCTAATCGCGGTCGAGTCCTCGGGCAACGATCTAGCCATCGGAGACCAAGGCCGGGCCATTGGATGCCTCCAGATTCACAAGGCCGTTGTCCTGGACGTCAACCGGATCACCGGGTCGAACTACCGGTGGCAGCAGATGACCAACCGAGTGCAGGCCAGGGCGGTGTGCGAGGCTTACTTGAAGCATTACGGCAAAGGCAAGAACACCGAGGAGCAGGCTCGGATATGGAATGCAGGGCCCCAGGGATACAATAAGAAGCAGGCCACCGAGGCCTATTGGAACAAAGTTCGCAAGCATCTTAAATAATATGGGAATAATATATAGCGATACAGAGTCACAAGACAAGACACACTGTGACCTTTGTGGAGATAGATTAACATTTCCATGTTGGGGATATGTGTTTCAACATATTAACAGCGAGAAAGAAAAAGACGCTGAAGTACGTCATCTTACACCGTTTCTGTTAGCCTTATGTTGGCCTTGTGCATCTGAAACTGCTCGCAACATAGTGTTTGACATGAGAAAAACTGCGGATGATTGCAGAAATACTGCAGAGCTTATTGATTCTATTCCAATAAGGAACCCAGAATCAGTTGTTAAAACACAGTTGATTAAAAACAATTGAAAACCAAAACCATCCTTATCGACATGGACACACACAAGAAACTTAAGGCTCATTGTTTACAGGCCGGACTGAAGATTCAGGCTATTGCCGACAAAGCCATTCAGGCCTGGCTAAAGAAGGCCGCCAAGTGAAACGGATCTTGGCAATCGACCCCGGGATGTCCGGCGGCCTGGCGCACTTCGCCGTCAACCGGGTCACCTTGGAGCCCATGCCGACGACCGACAGGGACATCCGAGATGTCCTGGTCAACTTCCTATGCCAGTCGGATGTCTGCTACATCGAGAAGGTGGGCGGCTACATCGGAGGCAAGGGGGCCCCGGGGTCGGCCATGTTCCACTTCGGGCGCAATGTCGGCTTCCTGCATGGCCTCATTGCTTCGATGAACACCAGGTGCATCGAAGTGACACCACAGCGGTGGCAGCGGACTTTGGGTGCAGGCACCAGCAAGACGCACGGGAAGCGCTGGAAGGGCCATCTAAAGGGCCTGGCGCAGCAACGGCAGCCTTCACTCCACATCACGCTCAAGACGGCAGATGCGGTGCTTCTGTTGGAGCACGCGCTGATTGCGGAGGGAGTCAAATGAGCATCAAAGAAGACAAAGAGCAGTATCGAATCATCTTCAAAGGGCTTCTTTCTATCTATCTGCCCGACAAAGTTATGAACGAAGTCTTTAGCGCAATCGAGCTATCATGCCGTCGCAACGGCTGGGGCATTGCAATCAACGAAGAGAACCGACTGGACTTTGTTCAGATGCAACAAGTGAAGGAGGCGAAATGAACGATCATATTCCTGACGTCACGAAAATGATCAGCGACACACCGAGAACCGATAAGGAGTCATTCTTTCCGCATGATTCCAAGTATAAGGTTTGCGACGCAGACTTTGCTCGGCAGTTAGAACGCGAACTCAACTCCGCTAACACAATCATCCGGCAGCAGCAATTGCTGGATGAAGAAAACCTGCGGCTTCAAGAACGCATCAAGCGGCTGGAGGAGGCTGGCGATGCGCTATGCGCTGCTGCCGCCTTTATGGGGTGGCACATGGAGATTGAGAAGTGGAACAAAGCCAAGGAGGCCAAGCCGTGAGTGAAACACCGAGGACGGATGCGGCGTGTAACATTTACGATCTACAAATAGTAGCTGAGAACATCGAACGCGAACTCAACGCGGCCAATGAGCACATCAAGCTACTCAAGAGTTCTGGTAACGAGCTGATTGAATGGCTGAAGGATGGTGCTATTTCCGACTCAAACTATCGGTTGCTGGCCAACGCATGGCAGCGAGCAAAGGAGAACAAGCAATGAGTGAATCCGAAAATACAATTCAAGAGCAATGCTACGGCACTTGTTGGGGCGCACAGCAACGGATTGACGAGCTAACCCAGCAGCTCAACGCAGCAAACGAGCGAATCAAGCGGTTGGAGAGCGTAGAAAACAGCCATGCCGCTGTTCTAAATGCCATCGACAACTGGATTCGGCAGTACAAAGCCAAGGAGGCCAAGCCGTGAGTGACAAATATTTCCCGTGGCCAATTCTGATCCTCCCTTTCGGTTTGGGGTTTGTTGTTGGTATGTTGCTCGGAACGATATCAACCAACAGCTCATGGAAA